TAAGACCATATAGAGACACCATTAACCCATGTACCAATAGGACCAGGCTTAATAACGTCTTTAGTTGAAATTGTTTGTGCAAGTTTAGGGAACCTATTTAATTTACGTTGGTTACCTGGAAGAAGTGCAGATCCTGGAAAAGGACCAATTTCATAGTTTGGAATACCTGTAGCAGCAACATAAACATATTGATCATTAAAAAATGAGTTTTGTACGTTTGTTGTGTATGGACTAATAGCATTTTCAATAGCACTATTAGCAGATTTACCTTTATTAAGGTCAATAGATACAAGAATATTTCCTTGTGGTTCTACTGTAGCTGGTTGAGGTAAATTATATTGGAAAACTGTCTCAGTATCTCTAGATGTTACCAAAAAAGTTCCATTATAAATGATTGGGTTAGCACCATATATGGTAACCTGATCTCCAACCAATAGACCATGAGGATTGGCACAAGTTACAGTAGCCGATTGATCGTTAACACCACCATAAGTGATGGATGTAATTTCAATCAATTTCTTAACATTATACAACCAAGTTGTTAAATCTGGACCAATACCAGTACCACCTAATTTAGAAACTGTTAATTTATCACCAGGAAGATAATAAGATCCAGTATCTGTTAAAGTTGTTTGTTGTGCATCAACGATACCAACAATATTCATCACAACTTCTTGTTGAGTACCCTTATTAATATAAATTCTAAAATTAGATTTTATCTCAGTTGCAGAGTCCCAATCTTCAACGATACCATTAACAGAACGAGTACATTCGATAAACTGGTTTAATGACTTCTCTTTGTATTGTACAACTTCACTACCACCAATAACAAACTCACCGTTTCTTTCTGGCCAACCAATAGTAGAGTCAACTGTAATAATGCTATCAGTTTCGTTTAAAGGCTCACCTAATCTTGTTTTATATGGAACAGTAAACTTTCCATTAATAGTTTCTTCTGATAAAACAAGTTCAAATATCTCAAGTTCTGATGTTTTAATAGAAATAAAGTTCTCTACAAGAGCACTTGCTTGTAAAACATTAGGATCAGCAATATCAGCATCCTGGGTTACAAGACCATCTTTAATATTAACAGGATCACCACTGACTAATGATGCACGAAGAATTGTATCTATAGACCAAGTAGCATCAGATGGTTTAATAATCTGATCTTTAGGATAAGATATACTTACAGTCTCACCATATAATAATTTAAACAAATATGCAATACTAAAAGATGTACCTTTAGATGAATAAAAATCTTTAATAGATTTTATAGCATTTCTAACATCAATTTTAGAATAATCTAAACTTGGAACATCTGGAAGGAATTGTTCTGTATATTTGTCTAAAAGTCTCTTAATAAAGAGTTGATCTAAACATTTTACAGGTGTATCAACAGTTGCTATAGAAGCAACAGTATTATTTGAAAATACTGCATTTCCATCTTCAGTATAAGCAGTAATACCACTTGCAGCACGAGCACACCCTTCAAATTGTGCTTTTGTATATCCAGTACCTTGTTGATTTATTGTAAAACCAGTAACTTGATTCAATCCAACTGTAGCAGAAGCTTCTGCAGATGGTGGATCTTGAATAAAGATTGTTGGTGGTTCTGAAGCACTATATCCACTACCAAAATTAACAATATTAATATCAATAATCTGTCCATTGAAAATTGATGCTACTGCTGTTGCTCCAGTACCACCAGCATATGCTCCAGTACCATCTGTCCTATCATCTAAAATGTATACAGAAGGAACATCATCATATCCACTACCACCACTTAATAATTCAATAGAAACAACTCTTCCATCACCATCAACCTTTGTTTCTAATACTTGAGCACCTACAGGATCCTTTATTGCAATTCTAGGAATTACTTCATATCCTTGTCCAGCATTCAATATTTGAACACTTTCAACTGTACCGTATGTTGGATCTAAAACTGCCCTTAAAGATGCCTTAATACCATCTTCACCAGTTGGTTCATCAACATAAATCTCAGGAACTGTAGTATATCCAATACCTCTTTCGATAACAGGAATAGTACCACTGAATGAACCACCATTTATCGTTGGAGTGCCTAGTTTAGCACCTCCAGGCTGCCTAAAAGTCAATCTAGGTGTGAAAGTATATCCACTACCAGAATTCTCTATATTTAATGCACTAACAACTCCATTTGTTACAGTTGCTTTAATCTCAGCAACTTTTGCACCACTCTTTGTAGGATCTTGAACAACTACTGTAGGTGGGTTGGTATCACTATAACCTCTACCACCATCAAGTAAAGAAACTTCTTTAACACCGTTAACTAAAGCTGTAGCAGATGCACCACTACCAGATATACCTTGAATAGAAACTTTTGGTGGATATTCATACCTGTAATTATCACCATTATTAGTTACAGAGATTCCTGTAAGTTCTGTATCATCATTAATACGAGCATAACCAACAGCATTAGCACCAAAAGAAGGTATAGGTGCTTCAATAGAGAACAATTCTAAGTATCTACCATTTAAAGGTGCTTCTTTAAATATAAATTGATCTCCATCAAGATAAAACTCTTCTTTTGGAATTAAAAGTTGATTATCATAAATTGCGTAAATATATTCATCAATAACTGGCTCATATCTTTCGCCATTCTTAGTAATTGTAAATTGCCTTTTATTATCACCAAAACTATTAGAAATATTGTCTATTTGGGAAATATTATTCTCAATAAAACCACTTAAGTAAGTAATACTTGTGGAAGTAGGATCATCAGCATCAAGTTTTGCTCTAGGTGCAGATGTGAATACTATATCAGTACCATCTATAGTAAAATCTAAAACAGGAACTTGAATTTCACCATATACCTTAACAATTAAATGTTGTGGAGATGGTGCAGCTATAGGATTATCTTGTGATGTTAACGGAAATCTTTGCTTAACTCCATCAAAATCTTGTAATGGACTTGCAAGTCCAGTCCATTTCAATTGAACTTGATCATAAGAAATACCTGGACTTAACGCAATGTTAGGTGAAGGTGTTGTCTTTTCATAATATACAACTTCATCACCAACTAAAAATGACCCATTTGTTTCTAAAAAAGCATCAACACTCTCTACAATTATAGTAGAATCAGTTACACTAACAGGTTCTACAACCTTTGTAGCTCCATCTAAAATACCAACATCCAGTTTATCGATATCTAGATATTGGAGAAAATCATTAACTATATTTTGTCCTAATCCAGTCTTTTCTTGAGATCTATAATAGTACTCAATAAATTTATTAAAAAGCGGATAATCCTGTTCAATAAAGGCAGGAGTTAATGACGCTACTGACTGGGAAACTTTATTCGTATTTTTAGACATCTAGCCTTAGAAACAAGTTGATTGATCGGGGTCACCTGTATTAGTAATGAGGTTAACCTCTACTAAAGTTGGCGTTGTGTTGAACGTTGTTGGTGTCAAACTATTTAGAGGGATTGTCGTAGGTGGAATAGTTCCAATTGGTGCGACAGTAACCTCTGGATTAACGACACTAATAACAGTACCAGGTGTTGATGCTGGTATTGTTGTGTTATTGGCAGGAATGAATAATACAGGTAAATCTGTATTAGTTGGTAGTAATGATGGGTCAATAACATCCCCCAAACCTGTTACTGGATCAGTCAAATTCAAATTCGTAGATCCAGGAACATTATCACCACTACCAACAAGATTAATAGGTCCTATACATATTTCTCCTGTATCGTAATTAATACTACCAGCAGAATTATTAGTATAAACCTTCTTATTACCAGTGTTATAGAAGATTTTTAATTTACCAAATCCATCATCTTCAAACTGTTGATCAATACCAGGTCTATCAGCAGTTCTAAAGTTTCCAGAAAGTATAACTGGTTCTTTAGTACATGCTCCATCCGTATTACTAGGAGCACTATTATAAAGAGCACCACCAGTAGAAATACAGTAAGTATTAGTTTGGTTTGTATCTGCCTTAATATATTTCAACAGTGAAGTTTGAACTGAAACGTCACTTATTGCTTTATCAGACAATGTAATTGCTTTCTGGAACTGTTGATTTCTAAATGTAGAATTAAAGTTATTAATTTGAGTTTGTGTTGCCCAATCATTAATAGCATTCTGAATATTTGTCTTAATTTCAGAAGTATTGCTAGTTACTCCAGTATCATAAAGAACAAAGACTTTAGGATAGATATAAAGTTCATCTGGATCAATAACTATAGGATCTATAGATGCCATTGAGTATGCTCTCAATTTAGTCTGTAAATCTTTCTTAGATTGATCATTTAAAGCAGTTCCAGTCTTAGTTTTAACTGCAACGTATACTTTACCGTATATTGGAGGTGTTAAAGAATCTCCACCATAAGCAACAACAGATTCAGCATTAGAATATAGATTTTTAGTAATAACAGCATAATCTTGTGCTGTTACTGCTCTATACTGAGAAGCATAGTATCTCGGAGCCATATACTTAATAGACTCCACAGTTTCTGCTGCAGAACCCATTTGAGATCTATCTTTAACAATTAATTGTACATCTGAGTTTGCAACTACAATCTGATTACTATCTTCTGTTGTTCCAATATAATCAAACTCAGTAACCTCATTTGCTTCCGTACCAGAACATGTAAGGTATTCAAAATTCACAACCTCACCATCTTTCAACTTTCTACCAATACTATCATCACCAAATCTTACCTGATACCTCATATCCTCGCCTTCAG